GTCTACCTGCCAGAGGCGATGCGGACCGATTTCGGCATGACCCGCTACCAGGCCTCCGCTTTGTTGTCGTTTCAGTTCAACCGCAAAGAGATTCAGCGTTTGGTCACCGCTGCAAACGACGCGCATCACGGCAGCGCCACCAGCCACAGCAGCTACCCCCATGTTTTGGAGGCGGCTTGAAGTGCGCGGTGTGTGCTCGCCAGGCTAAAGGCTACGGCTGGTTTAACCCCAGCCTCAAACGAAGCGACCCCGGTCGCTACTCAGACCAATGGGTGTTTTGCTCGCGCCGCTGCCAAAACGCCTTCTCAACACTCATGAATAAGACGGAGGGACAAATGATTGATCCAAGTGAAATGGAAACCACGGCCATGGGTGCGTGCCTGCAGCCCCTGGGCGAGTTCGTGAGCGGTATAGGCATGGACCGCCCGCTGGCCAGTTACAGCCGCATGGAGGTGCTGACACTGATTGATGTCGTGGTCACGGCCTACCAGGGCCAGATGACGGCGGAGCACGAACTCATGGCCGCGCGCGACCGGGCGTTTTTGCAAGAGCGCCTGAGCTTGCAGAAGGGTCGTGTGTGATGCTGGACTTCAACGCCCGCCCCAAAATTCAGGAGCAAATCAGCCAGCTCATTGATGCAGCGTTAACACGTGAGCGTGCAGGCCAGACGCCGCGCGACTACCTGGGCGCATCGCGTTTGGGTGTTTCATGTGAGCGCGCGCTGCAATATGAGTACACGCACACACCGGTGGACGACGGCCGTGATTTCTCAGGCCGCTTACTGCGTATCTTCGAGGTGGGCCACACACTAGAAGACCTGGCCATCCGCTGGTTGCGCATTGCGGGCTTCGACTTGTACACCCGCAAAGTCCAGGGTGGTCAGTTTGGCTTCTCGGTGGCAGGTGGACGTATCCGTGGTCACGTCGACGGGATCCTGAATACCGGCCCGGCCGATCTGGGCGTGAGCTACCCTGCGCTCTGGGAGTTCAAGACCATGAACGACAAGTCCTGGCGCGACACCGTCAAGCACGGGGTGGCCAAGTCCAAGCCTGTCTATGCCGCGCAGGTTGCGGTGTATCAGGCGTACATGGAAGGCAGCATTCCGGGCATATCTGCCAGCCCAGCGCTTTTTACGGCCATCAACAAAGACACCCAGGAAATCTGGTTCGAGTTGCTGCCCTTTGATGGCGGGCTGGCGCAGCGTATGTCCGACCGCGCCGTGCGCGTGATCACCGCCACCAGCGCAAGCGAGGTCTTGCCGCGCTTTGCCACCACACCTACCCACATGGAGTGCAAGTTCTGCGCTTGGCAGGACCGCTGCTGGGGGACTCAATGACGGCTGGCAATATTGTCTGGCTGGACTACAACAACGCCCCCGAACAAAGGCTGGAAACAGCGGCTGACACGCAGGCGCTGCGGGATGGTCTGCTGGACCGGCTCGAATCGGTGTTGCTGTACCTGTTTCCCAGTGGCCGCATTCGCGGCAACAAGTTTTATGTGGGTGATATTGATGGCGCGCCGGGCAAGAGTCTGGTGGTGGAGCTGGATGGTCCCCGGCGCGGTCTGTGGAAGGACTTCGCCGATGACGATGGCGGCGACCTGATCGCAGCCTGGGCCAAGTCACGGGGGCTGTCGACGCAGCAGGACTTTCCGCGCATCGCCGATGAAATCCGGCAGTGGCTCGGCTTTGCGCCGCCCGTGGATCCTGGGGCCAGGCGGGACATGCGAACGGTCCCGATGGATGAACTCGGCCCCTACACCGCCAAGTGGGACTACGTCGGACTCGATGGCGAACTGATCGCCTGTGTCTACCGCTACGACCCACCGACCGGCAAAGAGTTCAGGCCATGGGATGTGCGCGCGCGGATGTGGCGTGCCCCCGATCCGCGCCCGCTTTACAACCTGCCAGCGTTGCAGACGGCTCGCACCGTGATTCTGGTCGAGGGTGAAAAGTGTGCCGATGCCCTGATTGGCTCAGGCATCGTGGCCACCACCGCCATGAACGGGGCCAAAGCACCGGTGGACAAGACCGACTGGTCCGCGCTCAAGAACAAAGATGTGCTGATCTGGCCAGACCGCGACGCGCCAGGCTGGGACTATGCCGAGAGCGCCGCGCGCGCCTGCGCAGCCGTGGGCTGCCAGTCGGTGGCTATCCTCGTGCCGCCTGCTGATAAGCCGCTCAAGTGGGACGCCGCCGACGCAGCGCAGGAAGGATTTGATTGCGCCGCCTTCATCGCGCAGGCCGAGCGCCGGGTGGTCAAAGCGGCAGCGCCCATGGTGTCAGCCTTCACGCTGGGCGCATTGCTCGACGATGACTCGCCGCTGCCCGAAGATTTGATCGAGCCGCGCGTGCTGACCCCGGGCGGCTTGCTGGTGTTTGGCGGTGCGCCCAAGGTGGGTAAGAGCGACTTCCTGCTGGCCTGGCTCACCCACATGGCTGCTGGTGCATCGTTTTTAGGGATGAGGCCACCTCGGCCGCTGCGGGTGTTCTACCTGCAAGCCGAGGTCCAGTACCACTACCTGCGCGAGCGGGTGAAAGGTATTCGCCTCTCGCCAGAACACTTGAAGCTGGCGCGCACCAATTTCATGGCCACGCCGCAACTGCGCCTGATTCTGGACGACGACGGGCTGGCGCAGGTCATCCCGGCCATGGTGGCCGCCTTCAGCGGTCAGACCCCCGACATCATCGTGATCGATCCGATCCGAAACGTCTTTGACGGGGGCGACGCAGGCGGCGAGAACGACAACGGCGCGATGCTGTACTTCTTGTCGCAGCGCGTGGAGCGCATTCGTCAGGCCGTGAACCCCGAAGCAGGCGTGATCCTGGCGCACCACACCAAGAAGCTGGGCAAGCGCCAGTTTGAGGAAGACCCGTTTCAGGCCTTGGCGGGTGCGGGCAGCCTGCGCGGCTACTACTCGTCTGGGATGCTGCTGTTTCGCCCCGACGAGGCGCAAAGCACCCGCCACCTGATCTACGAGCTGCGCAACGGCCCGGCCATTGAGACCAAGTTCGTCGACAAGATGGACGGCCAGTGGCACGAGGTCGATGTCAATGACAGGCTGGTGCTCAAGGAGTACGGCGAGCGGCTCGATGCTGAGCGCAGGCGAAAGCGCGATGCGATTTTGCAGATCCTTTTTGAAGAAGCGGCGCAGGGGCGCTGCTACACCGCCAACCAACTGGCCGAGTCCTTTGAGGGCAAGGCTGGTCTGGGCGGCGAGCGCACGATCCGCGAGCGGATCTCGGCCCTGTCCACGCAGGGCTACATCAAGTTTTTCCGCAACAGCACGGACTACGGACTGCCCTCGATTGGGCGCTCCAAGTTTGGCTACCTGTGCGTCGAGGGCATGGTCCTGAACACGCACACAGGCGAGCCCGATCCAGACACCGGCGAACTGCCACTGCGCCCGCTCAGGGTGCTTCCAACCCACTACAAATGCCCGCAATCCGGGGCCGCGATGCCCGTCGAAAACCCGGATGTGTGGGTTTACCAAGAAATTAGCAACGACCCGCAGGAGCAAGAATGAACACGATTTGCCAAGATAGAACCCGCACAAGTGCAGCGTTGTCATACGCCCGCATTGATCCGCACCAATCCGCAAACGCCCCAAATGGCTATCAGTTAGCTACGGCTGGCGTGGACCCGCAGGCGTACGCAGGAACCCACAGAAGTTTGCGCAAACAAGTTGGCAAAAGTTTTGCCAACTGGACCCCACTTTTTGCCAACTGGATTCAGTTGGCAGACCCTTGCCAACTTCATTCCCATATAAATCAACCACTTACGCGTAAGTTGGCAAAGTTGGCAGTTGGCAACGCTGCCAACTTGCCAACTGGCCGCAAACCCGCATGGATGCTGGGTTTTCATGAAAAATCCAGTTGGAGAAAACTCCCCTCCTACTACGTAGGAGAGGGACCTGTGGTTCCCTCTGACCTACGTCGGAGTGTTTCATCGGTCGATACACCGTTGCCGGGAAACCGGGTGGTGGTACTGGCCATCGATCTTGGAACGACGACCGGTTGGGCACTGAGATCCAAAGACGGACAGATCGCGCATGGCTTTGCCAGCTTCAAGCCCCAGCGGTTTGAAGGCGGCGGCATGCGTTACCTGCGCTTCAAACGCTGGCTCACCGAGATCAAAGCTCTGGCCACCGACATCCATGCCGTGTACTTCGAGGAAGTGCGTCGCCATGCAGGGGTAGATGCCGCCCACGTCTACGGCGGCCTGATGGCCACGCTCACCACCTGGTGCGAGCACCACAACATCGCCTATCAGGGCGTGCCTGTGGGCACGATCAAAAAGCACGCTACCGGTAAAGGCAACGCGGGCAAGGGC